CCTAAATACGGTGTAGAAGGAACCTACTGTGTTAAAGCCCGAGAAGATACCTGGGACGCACTGTACGCTATACTAGCAGAAGTTCAGGCAGGTACTAGACCTAAGCCTTCTAGTTATGAAGATATAGAAGCTGATCTTCCCGTACTACAATGGCCTCAATAAAATATTGGATTTATCAAAATTTAATTGCCATAGACCAACTACTTAATACAATTCTGTTAGGCTCCGCGGATGAAACACTATCTGCCCGAGCCTACAGAACAGAACAGTCTGGCAAAATATTTGGTAAGATTTTTCGACCAACAATAGACCTATTACTATTTTTTGATAGGCAGCATTGCTATACGTCTTACTTAGCAGAAAAAGAACGCAAGCATTTGCATAATCATTATAGGTAATCCTATGTTAGAATTTCTTGGTAGTGGAATAATTGGTAGCCTATTGGGCGGTATCTTTAGAATAGCTCCAGAAATATTAAAGTTTTTTGATAAAAAGAACGAGCGCGATCACGAACTACGAATGTTTACACTACAAACGGACTTAGAAAAAGTTCGCGGAGAATTTAGACTAGAAGAGCGGTACGTAGATCATAGTGTATCACAGCTAGAAGCTATAAAAGAAGCATTTAAAGAACAAAGTGCAACAGCTCAAGCAAGCTATAAGTGGGTAGCTGCATTAAGTGCCTTAGTAAGACCAATGGTAACTTACGTACTATTTGGCCTGTACGTAGTATACAAAATAGCCATACTATACATGGGACACCAAGCAGGAATTACATGGACACACCTAGTAACCAATTCATGGACAGTAGAAGATTTTGGACTGCTTAACATGATTTTAACCTTTTGGTTTGTTGGTCGTAGCATAGAAAAATACGACAGGACTACAAGATGAGTAATCTATCGGAAGCAATTAAAATTGCCACAGAAAGTTTAATAAAACCTTTTGAAGGGTATCATAAGAGGCTTCCTGATGGTGGTTGTAAGGCATACCCAGACCCAGGCACCGGCGGGCATCCGTGGACTATTGGCTGGGGTTCTACTGGTAAAGATATTACTCCTGACACTGTGTGGACTAAAGAACAGGCTCAAAAAGCCTTAGAAGAACACGTATTATATTTTTTAAGCGGCATGTTGAAGCTAAGTCCTTCACTTGCTTATGAGCAACCTAGACGTATAGCTGCTGTACTAAGTTTTTGCTATAATTGTGGGTTAGGTAATTATAGAATCTCTACTTTCAAGAAACGGGTAGATTCCAAAGACTGGTTTGGCGCAAGCGAAGAAATTTTAAAGTGGAATAAGGCTGCTGGTAGAGTCCTGCCTGGATTAACACGCAGACGAAAAGCCGAATCTCTGCTGCTTTTATAAGGATTTTTATGGCTACAAATAGTGGTAAAAAAGCTAGAAAACGTACTAATAACGATGCAACCGGGTACGTTGATTTTCAGGAAGTCAGACCTCTTAACTATATTCAAGAAACATACTTGGAGGCTATAAAACATAATCCAATTACTTTTGGTATAGGTAGTGCAGGTACTGGAAAAACTTATGTAGCAGCAGCTTATGCGGCATCACAGCTTTTTCATCGCAAAACGCAGAAGATTATAATTACTAGACCTAATATAGAAGTCGGCAAATCTCTGGGGTATTTACCAGGTACTCTAGAAGAAAAATACTTTCCGTATTTAGAACCATTTCAAGCAGCCTTTGAACGTACACTAGGCAAGGGTCTATATGAGTATGCACTTAAAAATAAACAAATAGACCCTAAACCTCTGGGATTTATGCGAGGTGCTACTTTTGATGACTGCATTGTTTTAGTGGACGAGTGTCAGAACATGAGTAAAACCGAATTCAAAATGTTACTCTCCAGAATAGGTCAAAACTGCAAAATGGTTCTAAGCGGTGATGATGACCAGTTGGACGTTAAGAATTCAGGATTGGACGATGCAATATATAGGTTGCAAAATGTTCGCGGAGTAGAAATCGTTAGATTCCTAGAAGGCGATATAGTACGTAGCGATATGTGTAAAGAAATTATTTTAGCTTATAAGGATTAAACATGGCAGACTTATGCCCAGTACCAGTAATGTTCCCAGAAATTAACTTAGCCAATCACTTAGCTTGCATACAGTATGCCAACCTAGGACCCGCTGATCCACGGCAGCCTAGCACGCAGTATTGGCAAGCTAAAATGGAAAAGTGGAGCGTTACTGAAGGTGTAGCACGTACGCGTTTATGTATGAATTGTGCACACTATAAAAATGACTCAGAGACCATGCAGTGTTTAGAAACAGGTCCAGGTGCACAACTAAAAGCTTCTGCACTACCAGTTACGCCAAAATGGGCAGATATTGAAGGAATGCCAAGTGCTGTATGTACTCGTTGGGGTATTACTTGCTCTGCTCTCAGAACTTGTGATGACTGGGAAGATCCCAACATGGATCCTGATAATGCCAATGTATGGTTTGTTACTCCATCAGAAGAAGATATGATGGATGAATAAACAAAAAGCCCCGCTAGTGTTGCACTAGCGGGGCTTTTTTATTGTGGCTGATTAAGCTGTTGTTGAGCTTGCTGCACAATTTTTTGAATTAGTGGTTTAGTTAAGTTCTCTAAACCAGCAATTACTTGGTTTACCTCTGGTACTGTTAGTTGTAGAGTTAAAACTGGTGGTTGCTGTTGTTCTTGTGGTTCCATTTTATTCCTGTTTAAATTTCGCATCCGCCTGCTGTGCAAGCTAGTGTTTGAGTACCTTCTACATTATCTTCGACTTCAATAATTTGATCCCAATCTACGTTATCGGGAATTTGCTTAAGTAGTTCTTCGTACTGTTCTTTGGTACAGTCCTCGTACGGAGCTTGTCGATAGCTGCCACCGTCATAGGGTAGGAATGAGACTCCGCTCATCTCGTCAAAGTATTCCCAAACAAAAGCACCTACTGCAGGCCACTCTTTCTCCGATACTGAAATAGTTACCGAAGGCTTGTGTTCGCAGTAGTGACGTTGATACATGAGCCATAGTTTAAGATGTTTGATAGCATCTACGTCTTCACGTACTAGAGCAGCATCTGGAGCTTTTTTAGCGAAGCTAAAAACCACTGTGGTATTAGGCTGCATTACACAAGGTTCACTTGGAACACCCTGCTGAATCATAAACTGCGTTAAGGGATCTTTTACGTCACCGCGAATTCGTCTGATATAGTACTTGCTGTGGCGAGTATGTAAGCCACTAGCTGTATCGGTCAATTGCGATACTGTGCCTTCGGGCTTAATAGCAGTTACTGCTGTAGACTGAGAAATTCCGATTTGTGCTGCGGTATACTTATTTTGTTCAACTGCTGCAAGACGTAGGGATTCAAGACGTTCAGCCAGTAGAGGATCATCAGGATTGTTAAGAAGCGCATTGTCTAGTGGTCCTGTCATGGAGACGCCCAGGAGACGCTCTTCTTCTGTATTCTGACGCCATACATCGCGTAGATAAGGAAAATTGGTTAGTGTCGATTGCCACGTTCCCAAAATAGCTGCCATTTTAATTTTATCTCGAAGCTGATCGACTGTATCCGTTGCACGAACCGCGATAGTAGTGAGATTACAAAATTGATAAGGACGGAGAATAATTTCCGAACAAGGATTTGTACCAAAATCAAAATCTGTTGAACGACGTCCATTTTTACCTGCCACTTTCTTAGCAGCTTCACGGTTAAAAATGCCACGTTCGCCCGACTTGGACTCGTATAGTGCAAGCCATTCTTGCATAAATACGCCCACTTCAGGACGCTCGGTATAGCAAGCACTATTATTGGCTAGAGCACGCTGCCCATTCTGCTCCCACCACGCACCTGCTTTGGCATGACGCATTCTGTCGTCACTTAAATTACTCAGCGAGATCATCGCACTGCGGCGAACTCCACCAACTACAACTACCTCACCGATTTTGCACATAATGTCATGACACTCTAAGCTAGTAAGCTTACGACCTTGTGCACACTTAAAGATTTTAACTACAAACTTAAATAAGTCTACTAGTGGCTCTGGTCCTGACGCACGTCCGCCGAATACTTTTAGTCTGGCACCTGCGGGGCGTACTTTCGACACATCCCACTTTGGGTTCTCGCCAGCGTAAAGGAGTGCAACTAGCTGACGCAGAGCCTTGGACCAGCCTTCCTTAGAGTCATGTACTACAATAGTAGTATCCGAATCGTAGATCTTGGTAGGTACTTCTGGTAGTTTAGTAATATACTGACGCTCGACCGAGAAGCCTACACCAGTGCCGCACATAAGAATATACATGGCTTCGTCAAATGACTTGGGATCGTCAACTGGGATGTATGAGCAGTTATATCCTGCGGTGTTATCGCGCTCTAGTGCCTCGCCAGCAGTCATTAGTGCACGCATTGAAGGTAGTACTTCTTTAGCCTCAACTGCAGCAATTAGTTTGGCTAGTTCGTCTTGTGGAACTTTGTAACCATGCTCTTTTTCTAAGTGCTTTTGCATAAAATCAAAGTAACGAGCTACTGTTTCATGCCAGTTTTCTCTGCGCTTTTGATCTTCTAAGTAACGAGCATATCGTGATTTAGCAATAAAGGTTTCGTAAATAGTATCTTGCATATTAATGTTGTCCTGTTGATCCAAAACCACCAGCGCCGCGACTTGTATCAAACCAGTCATTGTCGCCGGTATATTCAATGGGTTTGGGTAATGCAATTGGCACGACTACTAGCTGTACAATGCGCTCGTCGCGTCGGATTTCTTGTAGATCGCCATGTGTGGCCTGCATTGGCTGATACACTAGTGGAGCCATAATTTCTCCACGATAGTCACTATCAATAACACCAACACCATTTGCTAGCAGCAGGCCTTTTTTACTCAGGGAGCTGCGGGCAAATAAGAGACCGACATGGTCTTGTGGAATTTTTACACTAACACCTGTACCAACCATAGTACGTGTATTAGGTTTTAGGTATACTGTTTGTTTTGATTTTAAGTCTAAGCCTGCATCTGTGGGATTAGCACGAAAAGGTAAGAGTTCAGGTCGTTCACACTTACAAAGCAGGTACATACCCGCCATAGAAAAATTAAACATTAGTGATATAGCCTTTTAGTTTTGTGTTAATTTCAGCGCAATTTTCTTCTCCAATAGCTTCTTCACAAAATTCCAGCAAATCCATTAGCTGGTAATTACGCATTAGATTGTCTGCACCGAATTCATTTAGATTTTGAATATATTTATATTTGCTTTGAATGGGTAGATTTGCGATAATATCATAAGCACTACCCCATTCTTTTACTAATTGCTGCGCTTTTTTAGGGCCGATACCAGGTACACCAGGCACATTATCACCGCTATCACCCTGCAAGCATTTAATACTAATATAATCGTCAGGCTCGCAGTCATAGTGGTCACTCCAAGTATCCCAACTAATTTCTTTACGTGTTACATAACTAAAGCGCATTACATTGGGCTTGATAAGCAGATCCCAGTCTTTATCGCTGGAAACTAGCACATAGTTTTCTACTTCGGGCCATAGTTTTTGATTTTTGACGATATAAGCAGCAATATCATCTGCCTCTACGCCTTGAAATCTAAGTAGAGGATACCTGCCTTGCGCTACAATTTCATCAAGCGTTCTTGTAAATTCTTCAAAGAAAAGTTCAAACTTTGCTTGTTCTTCAGGAGTTTGCTCGCTGAACTTATCTTTGCGATTTTGCTTGT